GGCTAAGTGTGACTACACAATCTAGATAATATTTACAGTGCTTCGCACTTAATAATGCCTTTATGAAAGAAAACTAGTTCGAGCGATAGCGAAGAACAGTTGAACGTAGTTCAACTTTAAATAAATAGATTACTATGAAAGTTAATGAAATCATCAATGAAGGCCCTATCATAACTAAAGGATTAGATCTCTTAGACAAAGGAGTAGATGCCTATAAAAATTACGAGAAAAAACGAGCTGCTGATGCAGCAAAAAAAGCACGTGATAAAACTATGACAAACTGGCATGGCGGCAGAATTGACATTACTAAACTGTCTCGTAAAGAACGTAACGATCTCATTAAGAAACGTGCGGAAGCAGGAACCAAAGCACGAGAAGCAGTAGCTGCTTATTCTTCAATGGATAAAGCCATGACCTATGGCATAAACGCATTAGGACTAGCTGCTGCTACTATTGAGTTCTATACTACTAGCAAACAAGTTGAAGAAGAATACAAACTCTATTCTAGTAATAGAGAAGAGTCAATGTATTCAGCTGCTGAAACTGAGCGCGATGCTTACCGTTACTTTCAAAGTGATTTAAAGTTAGCAACTGGTACATTTATAGCATCAGTTGCGTTGGTGTTTACTAAAATGCCAGCTGCAAAACTACTTGAGTTGCTAACTGGTAAGTGGGGCATGGCCTTGGCTGCATTGGTTGGTGCTGCTGTAGGTGTGGGTGTAGGAACGGCCAGCGGAGCAGATGATGCAGCAGAGCGTGGTGCTGGGGCAGCATTAGGAACTGGAGCAGCACTAGCCGGCATGGCTTTTATTCGAAAAAAGTTTATTCCTTTATTAAGCGGCAAAAAAATAGATGCCGTTACTAAAGGTATTGTTCTCGCTTTCTTAAATAGTGATTCTGGACACAAATGGCTTGAAAACTCAGTAGTTGGCAGTGCAGTAGAAGTTATAGGTGGAGCATTTAAACCTTACCTAGATGCTGCTGCCGAAGCCCTAAAATCATATCCTCGTTGGGCTCCGTTTGCAGAGCCAGTACGTGCTGCTGGCAATGTGTTAAGTCCAGCTGCTGGAACTAAACCACCTGAAAAAACTCCAGCTGAGATTGCAAAAGACAAACAAGATGCTGCCGATAATAAAGCCAACTCCGGTATACCTTACAGTTTACAATCCTGGACTGAAAATGGTGTTACATTCGTTGGTGGAAAAGAAGTAACTGATGCAAAAGGTAAACTATTACCTGGATTAAAAGCTCTAATGGATAGAACTGCTACAACAGCTAGACAGTTAAATGTTCCAAATCCGTTTGACAAGATTGCCAAGCCGGCAAACTATAGTCCTACAGCTTATTAAATAATAGCGATTCTACTGTTCTTAGTAGTTTCGATATTTTCTTTAATCAACTCACCCATAATCTGCCGATCTTCTGCAGAATATACATGAAACAAATCTTCGCTTGATACCCCGCCTCGCATATACCAACTGATACGAAATATTTCGTCTTTGATATTTTTAGTATGCAACTCTAACCGTTTAAGATAATGCTCAATGTCAGAGTTAGACATGGACATCAAGCTCTTACGAAAAAATTTGATTGATCCATGGTAACGATTAACGAATCTTCAGTACTGCATTCGTTACATTTAACATCTTGCTTGGGCATTGCCCATTTGTCTTTGTTCTTTTCTAACTGTGCTTTAATCAGACTGTATTCATTTACGTTGATATTGCGAAGCCATTCGATGATAAATGCTTGGTCTGTTACCACCTCACCATCCGGAGTTCGAATAGATTCAATACTGGCTGTAATAATTTTAACCTGTATATCTGCTAAGTTGTCGTAAATCTGCTCTACGTACTGCTTACGAACTGATTCTTCAATGTCAGTGTCCCCTAACTGTGCCAACATTTTCTGTAATTTGAAGTTCTCAACGTTGAATTCTGTTAGCTGCTGATAGCTTAACGGCTTTATTTCAATAGCTAAATCGCCGACTTCTACTTGATTGTCAAAAGTTAAAGTGCTATAGTGATCAATAACAGTACGTAAATCTACATCGAAATCATTCTCTGTGCCGCAGTTTTTGCAAGTATGAGTGATAGTCATATGCTCACCAAATGTGGCCATCCTAATCGAAACCAGCAGTGTGTCTATATCTAAGCTGGGAATATGTTTAGCATCTTTAATATACGGACAGCAACTTTCAATAACTCTCGTTGTTGCTTCTCCGTTAAACAATGCATCGGGTGTTTTCATTATGATCTCATCCATACCGGTCATAGCAAACACGGGAAGATTATTCGAGTCGCCCTGAATATCTCCGGGATTGTAGTACAGCCCTTTACTAGGCAGCGAAATAAAGATTTTTGGCTGGCGATAGAACTTCTGTAGAGGATTATTTGACATGTTTTGGTCTCGATAAATATATGATAATAGTATTTATATACGCATTTTTCTAGGAAAAATAAATGTCAGAACGCGATGCCGAAATCCTCAGAGAGCTGAAAAAGATGAACAAGGGTGGTAACTCCACCCCCATTGAGACTACTAGTCTTACTAGTGCATTAAAAGATGCCGGCGGCGTAGTTAGCAAAATTGCCAGCGGCATATTATCAGGCGGCGAGCAACTGTTAGGTACGTTTCAAGATGTAAGTAAATCAGGTGCTAGTTTCAGCACAGACATACTGGGCATGGGCAAAGCTGCTTTTGAAAGTAGACTAAGTTTAGCTGAGTTTGCAGACGTTATAAAAACTAACTCTACTACTTTAGCCGGCATGGGCGGCAACGTAACTAGAGGTGCAGAAGCATTTGCTAAACTAAGCAAAACATTCTTTGACGATAAGAGTTCGTCATCACTACGTGACCTAGGCTATACTAGTAAAGAATTAAATGAAGTGTTGGCCTTGAGTGTAGGCATGCAAAAGTCTGGATACAAAGACACTGAACTAGGTCGTAAAGCATCGGTTACCGCCGCGCAAAACTTAGCATACGAAATGGATGCTGTTGCTAAACTCACAGGTAAAAGCCGAGAACAGCAAGCAGAAGAACTAAAGAAAGGACAAGCAGACGGCCGTATTGAAGCTAAAATGCGATTGATGGCGCAGGGAAAAAGCGAAGAAGAAATCGCTAAAATGAAAGAAGAATACCAGTTAGGGCTTTTGCAAGCGCAGAAGAACGGTACTGAACAGATGTACAAAGAGTTCTTTGCCACAGGAACTTATAATACTAAACAGGCAGCTACACAATCTGCATTGATGGGCGATCAGAGTCGTGCCATGGAAGATCAAATCAAAGCAATGCAAAGCGGTGACTTTACTAAAGCTAGTGAAGCTAGAAGTAAAGTTGACGCAGAGTCGATGAAGAATGCTAACGATAGAACATTGTTAAACTTGGCTACGTTTGGCGATTCGATTGGGTCAGCTGGATCAATCTCGAAAGGTATGGTTGAAACTACTGACACAATGTACCACAGTGTTAAGAAAGTTGCAGATGCAAATGGTATATTGTTAAACACTCAACAGAGCTATGCTGCCGCGCTGAAGTTAGCACTTGATGATGTAAAAGCTGCACAGACTGGACTTAAAAAAGGTGCAGACGGCAAATACGAAGATGTGGGCAAGACAGGTCGTGCAATGGTTACGACACAACAAGCTAAACAAGATGCCTTGGCAGCAGCAGCTAGTGTAGGAGAAGCCGCTGCTAAATCTAAATCAAACGAAGACGGCCTAGGAGCCATGTCTGACAAGTATCGCAGTACATTGCCATTTCAAGATTTAGAAAAGAAAGGATTAGCTGGCTTAAAACCTGTAGAAGAAACAACGCCCGAAGGCAGACAAAAATCATCAGCACAACTGCGCGAAGAACGCGGCGGCGTCACAGGAGCAGCTACTAAGGCTGTTGCAGATCTTGGCTCGCTGATTATTGAAACTGCAAAGAATATCTACATTGGTGGCGACAAGATTCCCGGTAAGTCAACTGGCTCGTTAGGTACTACTGGTAAGATTATTGAAGACTTCGGAGCCGGCACATTAACTATGTTGCACGGTAAAGAAGGTGTTATCACAGAAGATCAAATGGCAAATCTTGCCAAAGGAATCCAAGGCGAAGGTGCTAGTACTGCTATCGGAGCACTTAAAAGCGCCTTGCCTAAATCGGACGACAATAAGCGTGGAGATCCTACCGGAGGAATGGATGGATTTGATTTAGGTGGTATGATTGGAAAACTTCCACCACCGGACTTGGAAACCAAAGACGACAAGTTTAAAACAATATACGACTCGATGAAAGGTATGGCTCCGCCAGGCGGAAATCCTACCGGGGGAATGAATAAATTTGATTTAAGTACTATTTCTAAAGACATCAGCACTTCTATTAGCACAACTAGTGGCGGCGGCAGTACTACAACTCAACGAACACAGTCGGATACTAGTAAAACTGCTGAAACAGAAATGGAAACACTGCGTAAACAGTACGAAAACGACTGGGCTGAACGTAAGAAAGTATTAACTGATGGTATGTCTGTAGAAGATCGTAAGTTTTCAAAAGTTCAAGCAGTTATGAAAGCTGACGAAGTTGCAGTAAAAATTAAAGAAGAGTATCAGGCTAAACGAGCTGAAATACAAAAGAAGATCGACGATGGCATCTCTTGGGAAACTAGTAAAAAAGAAGAACAAGTTGAAACTACTAAAACATTAGTAGCCGAAGAAATGGCGATTGTTAAACTGTCTAATGCAACTCTATTAGAAGAAACTAAGGAACAAGCAGAACAGCAGTTAGCAGCCAAACAAGACGAAACTGACTCATTGGCAGATTATTATGACGACATGGACAGCACTTTACAGAAGTTTGCTGACAATGCATCGGCTGCTACTGAAAAGTTCGACATGGGCGAGTTTGCAGGTGTAGATGAAGCAGTAGCCAAAGAGGCTAGTAGTAACACACCGTCAGCATCTGGAATCAATCTTGACATGTTTAGTATGCCAGGAATGGGCGGCAGCATAAAAGCACAGGCTGCAACTATTCCAAAAGCAGTTAATAAAACAGCTAGTCCTGGTAAGAAAATAAATCCAGAAACTGGAGAAGAATACACTCCAGTAGATGCTAAGCCAGCAGCAGCAACACCTGCCGCCGAACCGCAAGGAAAAGCTGCCACCATGAATGATGTCGTTAAGCAGTTACAATCGTTAAATATGTTAATGGGACAACTTCTGTCTAAAACAGATGATCTCGGCACAAAGCAGATTAAAGCTACAAAATCTTCTAGTGCAAACTTGTATAAGGCATAATAATGAGTTGGAAAAAGTATTTCACACCAGTTAATGTAAACAATGCGCCCAGCGCATCTGGCAGCGTCTCTACTATTAATACTGGCATGGGGCCTGCTAAAAAGAATTACAGCAGCTTCTTACCAGACGTATACACAGGCGCACCTAATCGTATTGAACGTTACATGCAGTACGACACTATGGATATGGACAGTGAAGTTAATGCTGCCTTAGATATTATTGCAGAGTTTTGCAGCCAAAAGAATAGAGAAAATCAAACACCGTTTCACTTGTATTTTAAAAGTAAAGCTACTAACAGTGAAATAAGTATCCTTAGAGAATATCTACAACAATGGTCAAAGTTACAAAAATTTGAAACTAGAATCTTTCGTATTGTACGTAACGTATTCAAATACGGTGATGCGTTCTTTGTTCGAGATCCTGAAAATAAAAAATGGATGCACATTGATCCAGCAAAGATTGTCAAGATTATTGTTAACGAAAGTGAAGGTAAAGAACCTGAGCAATATGTTATCCGTGACTTGAATCCTAACCTAGTAGATTTATCAGTAACACAGATTCAACCCAGCAACCTCAACGCTAACAGCAGAGGTACTAACTTTGCAGGACCTAACGCAGGTGCAATGCGAGGAGGATCTGGAACTTACCCAGCAGGTGGATCAACTGGCACTAGATTCGATACACAGCAAAACGAGTTGGCAATAGATGCTGAACATGTTATTCATCTAAGTCTCAGCGAAGGACTTGACAACAACTATCCGTTTGGTAACAGTTTGTTAGAAAATATTTTTAAAGTGTTCAAACAAAAAGAACTGCTTGAAGATGCTATTCTAATCTATCGTATACAACGAGCTCCAGAAAGACGTATTTTCTACATTGACGTAGGTAATATGCCCAGTCACTTGGCCATGGGCTTTGTTGAAAGGGTGAAAAATGAAATACACCAAAGAAGAATTCCAAGTAGTACTGGCGGTGGCGCTAACGTTATTGATAGTGCGTACAACCCGTTAAGTATCAACGAAGATTACTTCTTCCCAACCACCGCTGAAGGACGAGGAAGCAAAGTTGAAACACTACCTGGCGGTACTAACCTAGGTGAAATTGACGACTTAAAGTACTTTACTAACAAGTTATTCCGCGGTTTAAGAATCCCAAGTAGTTATCTGCCAACAGGTGCAGATGATAGCCAAGCATCATATAATGACGGTCGCGTTGGCACAGCATACATTCAAGAACTGCGTTTTAACAACTACTG